CGACGTTGCTCCATTTCTTTGCTGTTGCCATTTCGATGCTCCTTGAGATTTCCCAGGGAGGCAATCGATTGGCGGGGCTTTTCAGCGCGGCGAATCAGCGTGCCGGGGTGTTGCGAATTCAATGCAGTTGCGCGCGGCCTTGGGCGGGGCGCAGCCTGCGGTTTAGTCCTTCGGTTCCTTCAACCACTTTTCCCATGCGGCCAGCGCCATCTTGGCGGCTCTGAGCAGGGTTTCATGCAATGCGATGCTGGCGGGGGTCATGCTGTCCTCACGCGCTTGCCGTCGGCGAACCGTCGGCGGTGTAATAGGTAACGAGATAATTCAGGCTGGCAATGCCGACTGGCTTTTCCAGACCATCATCCATTTCAATACTGATGCCGGTCGGCACCATGCTTTTAACGAGGCCGCCATAGGTCGGGTCGGTGACCGTTCCCAGCGCGGTTTCGACTTCCTTCAACATCGTGTCGAGCGTGTCATCGAGATTGGCGACGGCCTTGCCGATACAGCGCACGGCCAGCGTCATGTTGCGTTCCATAACCGGATGCGGCTGCAGGGTCAGGGTGGCGATTTCCTCGCTGTCGGTATTGACCAGCAGGCAAGGCAGATTGCTGTCCGAGAGCGGATGCAGGCGCGACTGATAGACGCGGGTGGTAGTGGTGGTCAGGCCGGAAAGCCTGATCGCTACCGCTTCGCGAATCTGTTGGCGCAGGTGATTGGCCATCAGCTTGCCTTTTCCAGCCGGATCAGAGTGATGCCGGTGCCGTCCGGTTCAACGGCGCGGGCGGTGCAGTTGACGCCGCCGATGGTGATGGCGGTGCCTTCGGCTACCGTAGTCACATCGGCAGTCGCGCAGCGCAAGACCGGCTGCGATCCGCCGACGATGCCGAATCCCTCGCTGTAGGCGGCATCAAAAATGCCGCGCACAGTAGCCGCGCCAATCGTGGCATCGGTGCCGTGATCGGCAAAATACGCGGCAAAATGTTCGACCATGATGGCTTAGTAGTCCTGATAGCCGATGGCAGTGATGCCGATGGTGTAAGCCGGGTTATCCGTGCCGCCAATGTCGTAAACGGCGCGCAGGTAAGCCTTGAGCTGGTCAAAATCAACCCCTTTTTTCTGCACCGAGGCGCCGGAAGTCAGGCCGGTGAAAGCCACCCCGACATCGGCATAAGTGCGCGCCGTGACCGGCACCGTGAAGGCATCACCGCTGACAAAAGCGGTGCCACCGGCCTTGAGCATGAATTCAATGTTGGCGCAACTAAACAGGGTTCCAACTGTCGCCGTTCCGAGGGCGCCGGACGTTGCGCCAACCACTGCAGCGGTGGTGGCATTGGAAAAGGTGACCACGATGTTTTCGGTAATGGCATCGGCGCCACCGATCACCTGCGTGATCGTGCCGTTGCCGGTGCCAGAATAGGTCACCGTGCCGATCAAATCCAGATCGCCAGAATGCTGTAGCTTGATGGCCATGGTCGGGTCGGTGCCGGTGGTATTCAGCGCCGTCAGAATGACTGCGCCCTTGCCTTTGTAATCGCGCACCCGGACGCCGGCACTATTGCCGTCGGCGGTAATGCTGGCCGGGGTTTGTACTGAGGCCAATACGGCCGCGTTAAAAATATCAGACATTGCGTTTCCTTTTCATGGCGGGCGCGGCCGGGGCAGGTTGTAACTCCGGCTCTTCCCTGGGCAAATAATTGGGCAGGCGGACAGCGCGGCCGGCGGCAATCAGCGCCAGTGCGTTGGCGTCGGTAAATTCGCGGGTTTCGCCAGGGGTGGCATCGTTGCCGATGCCACCCAAAGCGGTGCCGCGCAGAATTCGCACGCGGATCATGGCGATCAGGACAGGGTGGCGCCGGTGGCCTTGCAGAAACTCTGCGGATGGCGCAAGCCGATGTCGCACATCTGGAAGCTGGTGACTTCGACCATGCCCTGTTTCTTGAGCGCGTAGGGATCAACCACGATTTCGAGCGCGCCCCATTGGCCGATCACCACGTCATTCCAGTTGCCAAAGACTATGCCTTGTTCCGCGCCGGCGCCCAGCACAGCCGACACCTGATTACTGGCGAGCGCCTTGTAACCGGCCAGCGTGCCATTGCCCAAAGCGCCGTCCCAGATCATGCGGGTATCGGTGCTGGCAGCGACAACGGTTTGCGCCAGTTTTGCCGCCATGCCGGGGCAGGTGACGAAAGCCAGCGAACCATTGAGAGCGTTGTCTTTCATGACTTCGGCGACCATATCGATCAGCTTGCCAAAGGTCGGCACGCCGCCCATGGCGACGGTATTGACATTGGCCGCCGCATAGATGCCGGTCGGGTCGTTGGCATTGCCGGCGCCGTGCAAAACGGCGGCGTCCCAGGCGAGGGCATGCACCGCAGCCAGGTCTTGCCGGATGAGCATTTCAACATCGAAAACGGCCTGTGCCAGCAATTGACGGCTGTAAGCGGTGGAAGCCTGCAGGGTTTTCGGGGTCAGCGCCATGCTGCCCAGCGTGGCATTGGAAAGCGTCACATCGGCGCCGGAATTCTCGGCCATCCAGTAGGCTGTATTAGCCGTGGCCTGCCGCGGGAAACTGACCGGGCCTTGCAGTCCGGTCAAAACGCGGGCACCCAATTGCACGGCAACGGACTGGTTGCGCAGCAATTCAATAAAATCGCCCGGCTCGGTAAAGACGCCTTCGGCACCTTTGGTCGCGGTGTTATACAGCGACGTGGCGAGGGCCCCGCGCGACAGCGACAAAGGCACGAAAATTCCGCCGTTGGTCTTTTGACCGGACGGCATGCTGCGTGCCAGATCGGTGCTGATTTCGGCTTCGAGCCCAGATACTTGCCTGCCTTCGACCAGCGCCAGGGCGTTGGAAATGGCTCGGGCGTAGGAATATTGGCTGCGTTCGTTTTGATTGAGTTCCATGGTGGTGTCCTTACGAGAAGAGGTTAAAACAGAGAGGTGAGCGGCGAATTCATCTGCCGTTTTGCCGTTGGCGATGAATTCACGCGCAGCAGATTCATAAGACCCGCCTAGATTCTCCCGGAAGAGATCGGCGACTCTTTTGATTCCTGCTACGCGGTCGCGCTCGCCGGTCACGGCATCCTCTGCGGCGCGGTTTTGTTCGCTGACGACGACAATATCGGCGACGGCAGCGGGTTCGGTTTCCGGCAGGGCTTCTTCCTGCCGGGTAATTTCTTCGGGCACGGCTTCGGCAATAACTTCCGGCGCTGGCGCTTCTTCGCGCTCAATTACTGTTTCATGTTCGCCATCGGCCGCGCGGCCAACGCCGACATTAAAATCGGCGGGCACAGAAACCATGCTGATTTCCAGCGGTGTCCAACTATTGACGCGCATCACGGTTCCGGCTTCCGACTTTTCTTCGACCATGCTGTTGATCTGGTAGCCCACCGATACCGACTTGCGGATGCCGTCCAACACATCCTGCCAAGCCTCTTCGGCGCGGGCGCTTTTGCCAAAACGCACCACGGCGCGGCCAACGCGATCAGCGCCAATTTCAATTCTTTCAACCGTGCCGACCAATGACGAGGGATCGTGGTCAAGCAAAAGCGGCATGGCGTTGGCGTCAAAACGCGACAGGTCAACGGAGGCGGGCGAGTGATCCAGCACTTCCGTGCCAAACCATCTTTCATAAGGCGCCTCGCTGGAAAATGCCAGCGTCGCAGTGCGGGTTTCTGCCGAAAGCGCATCGCGGCTGAATGTCGCCGCGCGGTGCAATGTTTCGGTCTTAATGGTGGGGGGCATAAAAACTCCTTGTATGGCGCGCAATATGCAACTTGTTTTGGCGCGAGTTAAGGCAAAAAGTGGCCGATTTCATTTCTCTGCCACTTCCTCTTTCGGTTCTGGCGGTTGTGGCGTCAGGTTGTAATCAATCAGGCTGAGATTGTTGGCGGCGACCATGGCTTCAAACTGGGCGATTTCCGGCAGGATGTCCTCCAGATCTACCCCGGTCTGGGCGGCGATGCTCTTTGGGCTGGCAATGCCGGTCTTGATCGCCAGACGAGCGGCTTCAATATCCTTGAGCGGATCAACCCACTGCCAACGCCTGCCCTGCCAGGAATGCTCAGAAAACTTCTCATACTTGCTCAACGGCAGCAGCTGGCCAGATGGCGTTTTCAAATCGCCCGCTTTCATGGCGCTGAAAAGCCATGTTTTGAAAACCGGAATCAGAAACGCTTCAATAAAC